CCGCAAGGGCGCTCAGATGTGGCCCCAGACTGCAAACATTCTGGACTACGTCGCGGCCGTGCCATACGACCCCAGCCTACTCCCTTCCGAGATATATTAGGTCTCGATTTGGAGGCAGGTCAGGGCACAATTCGTCTTTTAAGACGGGGTTGAACCCTGACTGGTGTGGCTAATGGTAGTGAAGCTACCCGGTGAAAGGAACTGAGAGTGTCCCTTTGAGGCTCTGTTGATGTTGGGTATATCCCATAGTGGTGCATAACTAAAAGCCATCTTCAACCAGTTCTGGACCGAACCAACCTTACAATGACAATTTTAACTCACAATTATTATGAGCCAAAATACCAAAGCAGGTCGGTTAAGTGGCAACCTTCGTTGGATCTCGCGGCGTGAGCTGCGGATCTTCATGATGGTGCCAGTCTGGCTGATAGGACTTAGAGGTATTTGGAACACGTGCTTCCAACCTATGCATGATCGTATCTTGGAACTTTGGACAAAGAATGGGAGCCTTTGGCTTACCCAGTATTTGTCTCAAGTTTCAAGAATTATCATTCTATGGGTGGGGGACAAGCCTTATGGTGGTGTTGAATCCACTGTACGGGTACGATTGACACGGCAGGGTCTTCCGGTTTTCCTTCCGGGGCCATTGCGTGCTCTATTCCACCTATTAAAGGGTGAAGATCATGCATATGCCCTTCGGGTTATCCGGGTAACTCTTTCCGTTCTTTCTGTCTATCGCGTCATCGGTTGTAACCCAATCTTAAAATTGGAGACTATCACAGCTCCTTTTGGAGGTGCAGGTTGCATACTTGCCGTTTGGGAAGTAAATCAAGCCGTTGGCCTGATACCGAAGACTTTAGTACTTGGTAAGGTGCTCTGGACATATATGTCCGAGAGTGCTGGTCCAAACTTTAAGCGATCCACGTGGTCTGCTGGTCTGGATGCTGTCGCCTTCCTTCGTGATCCCATTATTTGGTTTCACTGGTTGGTGATCGCATCTTACCAGAAGGCATGGCTACTTATCACATGGAACATTCTTACTGTTCTTGTTTGTCTTCCTGTACTCCCAATTCTACTGATGATCGGGAAGTTTCCGAAGTATTTGGGGCGTCTTGCTACGCTATTTGAAGCGCGTGGTAAGGTTAGAGTTGTAGCAATCACGGATTGGTGGACTCAGGTTCTCCTGCGTCCACTTCATCTTGGATTGTTTTCAATTCTAAGACTTATTCCACAGGATGGGACCTTCGATCAGTTGGCCCCAGTCCAGCTTCTTATATCGTATGTAAGAGCCTCTAATGCTCCGGTATACTCCTATGATCTCTCAGCAGCTACGGATAGACTACCTGTTGCTTTCCAGATCCAGGTCCTTGAAGCTCTAGGAGTTTCATGGGCCCTTAACTGGGCTGCGCTGTTGACAGTGCGTCCTTGGTATCTTAAGGGGAAACCGGTCTTCTATGCAGTGGGTCAACCCATGGGGGCTTTGTCCTCCTGGGCCATGCTTGCAATTTGTCACCATGTTTTGGTGCAGATTGCCGCACATCGAACAGGCTACCGGGAATGGTTCAACCACTATGCTCTCCTCGGCGATGACATCGTTATCGCGGATAAGAGTGTAGCTGAATCGTACCTGGCTCTCATGACAGACTTGGGCCTTCAGATTAACCTCTCAAAATC